AATCAGGATTATTTTTAAACCAAGCTTTCCTGGCAGCTTCTTTGCCTACTTTTTTAGGATATTCATACCAAAATGTATCAAAATCGGACAATGGTTTTATATTGGTTAATGGTTTATGGTTAATGGTTATTGGTTTATGGTTAGCATTGGGTTCGCTATGCGTTTGCATTGCGTCTGCATTATTCCACCTTTTATTCGCTGCTGCAACTGCCTTTACCTGTTTAGATTGAAATGCCTCGATTTCAGCGTCACATCGTTTATGGACATACCCTAGCTCCGTTTTCTCAAAAAAGTCGCCCAAAACGCTTAAAACTGCCTTTATTTCGCCTTCTAACCTGGCACAGAGTAATCGCATTAACTTATCCTGATCTAAAGGCAAAGGTTTCTCGTTTAGGTAATACTGATCTAGCAGTTGCCTATAAACGCCATGCTCAAGTAAAGTTAAATGAGCGGTGTCTTTTCGGTAATCGGCTATATTGTGCTGAAAGTAGTGCATATAGCCTCTATTCTTTAAATTTGCGTTTTAGGAAGATTTCAGGGTATTTCAGCTTAATGGCCGCTGGTATCCCTCGTTTTTTCCATTGATGCACCCTTATCTCAGAATGTTGACCATTTAAGCCTAAAAGCTTGCACAAAGCCTTCGAACCTCCGTAAAACTCAATAATTTCGCTGTCTTTCATCTTTTTTGCCTTTTTTATAAATAATTTAACAATTTGTTAAATATGTGTTGACTCTACCTAACAATTTGTTATGATGCAAGCACAGTTTTTAATTTTATGGAGGAAATATGAAAACAAAAGGCATCATCGTTACCGTTCTAGCAACTTACCTATATGGCGCAATTTGGCTATACGTTCTTTTCCCAATCTTAACTAAACACTTTGGAGCTTAATATGACTATTCACGAAGAATACGCACAAGACTTAATAGACACCGATCCGTTAGATGTTATTGCTAATATGGATCACGACCAAATAGCTGGCACGATTCGTGCTTTGTATTGGGCTAATGAGCGTGGCGATATGGTTAGCGTTAATATATTTGCCAAATCGTTAAGTAATTCTTTTTTTGAGAAGGCGATGGATATCACAGAAAAAAAGTTCCAAGAAGCTAACGTTTATCAAGGCCCTTATGATGAAATGTATGACATGGGTCACACGCACATGGACTTTTTATAATGATTAAATATATCCGCAATGTTTTATATTTGTATTACAAAGGATTTACTTTTAGAAAATCAATTCAACTAGCAAAGGGACTTAAATGATTACTTTTAACGAATTAAAAAAGATTAACGTTAATGAGCATACTGAAAAGAAAGGCAACCTTACTTATCTTTCTTGGGCCTGGAGTGTGGATCAATTATTAAGTAATGATCCAATGGCCACTTGGGAATATAAAGAACCTAAACAGTTTGGCGATACATTAATGGTATTTTGCTCGGTTACAGCTTTTGGCAAAACCATGACAGCTCAACTTCCTGTATTAGATTACAAGAATAAAGCAATTATTAATCCTGACGCTATGGCAACCAACACGGCTATGCAGCGATGCCTGGCAAAAGCAATTGCTTTACATGGCATAGGTCTTTATATTTACGCTGGCGAGGATTTGCCTCAAATTGAACCTATTGGCCAGGATGACCTTGAAAACGTTATTAAGGAAATCAACAAAGCAGATTCTGTTGATGAGTTAATGGGTATTTATAAAGAAGCATCAACAAAGTTTGACAAGGTGTCTTTGGCAAAATTAAAGACTTATTTAACTGATCGTAAAAATGAATTGGAGGCATAGTATGAATCAGCAAGAACGCTTAACAGAGTATTTAGAAAAACACGGCAAAATTGACCCATTAAAAGCATGGACTCAATTAGGCATTTATCGATTAGCCGATAGTATTTTTAAACTACGCAAAAAAGGTTATGACATAACAACCAGCGACAAAAAGGTTAAGAATAAGTTTAAAGAAGTTTGTGTTGTGGCTGAATATAAGTTGGAGGCTAACAATGACTGACATTATTCAAGGCAGCCAAGAATGGTTAGAAATGCGTAGAGGCTTTGTCACAGCATCAAAGGTTGCAGATATATTAGCTAAAACTAAAACAGGCCCAAGTGCTAGTCGGCAAAATTATTTAATTGAGTTGGCTATTCAACGAGTCACAGGTGTTGTTGAAGAAACATTTAAAAATGAAGCCATGATTCGTGGGACTGAAGAAGAACCAAAAGCACGTGAAGCATATCAGCAAATTACTAAAGCCTTTGTTGAGGAGTTGCCTTTTGTAAAGCACAAAACAATTGAATGGTTTGGTTGCTCACCTGATGGCATTATTAGAAACAATGATGGCACATATAATTTGTTGGAAATTAAGAATCCTAATAGTGCTACGCATTGGTCATATATTAAAGCTGGTGAACCACCAACAAAATATAAAATTCAAATGATGGCGCAGATGGCTTGCACAGGTGCTGAATGGTGCGACTTCTTTTCTTTTGACAGTCGTATGCCTGAAGGTAGTCAATATTTTATAGCAAGGTTGCAACGTGACGCTTCTTTTATTGATGACATGGAAAATGAAGTAAAAACATTTTTAGAAGAGGTTGCACATGAAACAAAACTCATGGAAAACCGAGTATAAATTGAATAATGTTATAATACCCATTGGCAACAACACAAGGGGATCATTTATGATTGACCAGGCCTTGCTATGTCTAGCGCAAACCATTTACATGGAAAGCAGCCTAGAACGCAAAGAAGCACAAATTGGAGTTGGCTATGTATTAATGCGTAGAGCTGACTTTGATCCAAAACAGGTGTGTAGCGAAATGAAAAAGCCATATCAATTTACATGGTATGGAAAAATTAAAGCACCTGAACATACAGAAATTAAACCTTACTTTCTTGATCTTGCATATCGCATCATGCACAAGTTAGAGCCTGACTATTCCCAAGGCGCAACTAATTTCCACGACACTTCAATCAAAAAACCTCAATCATGGTTCAAACTTAAAAAGACTATTCAATGGTCGCACATGATTTTTTACAAAATGGAGGAAACAAAATATGCTCAATATTGAGTTATATGCTAAACAATTAAATGGATTGGATGTTCAATCTTTAATTAATAAACCTAAATACAAACCTAACGAAGTAGTGCCTAATCTTGAAATGGATTATTACGTTTATCGTGGCAAAAAAGGATACGCAAGTTTTTTATCGTCAATGAGTAAACAAAGAAAAATATCTTGCAATATTAAATTAATATTTGACGGCAGAACAAATTTACTGAAAGATGTGAAGTTTATTGAAATAAAACATAAAGATAACCAAAAATGGAAGAAGTAATAACTTTTATAATAAGGTGTTTAATGTTTTGTGGATGTGTCGGTTTATTAATCGGCACTTTTTTTATGCTTGAACTTTTATTTGGAACCCATATATGTCATTGACTAAAGAGCAGTTGCTTGAAGCAGTCCAGGCTTTTAAAGATGCAAAGTTTAATGAAACAAAAGCAGCTGAATCATTAGGATTAAAAAGAGCTTGTTATCAAGCTAGACTTAAAGCAGCTTACCTAGCTGGCATGACAAATGACGTTCAAAAAGAAAAAGAATTAATTACAAACATCCCACCTGAAGTAGCCCTTAAAGATAAGATACGAACCCTTGAAGCACAAATAGCTGCTTTCAATCGTGATGTATTAAGTGAGAATTATGTTAAGACTAAAATTCTTAAAATGGCTGAAAAGAAACCTGTGCCACCTGCATGGCTAACAAAGCCTGGTTCAAGTAAATCAGCGCCAGGCGTTCCTACATTATTTGCATCTGATTGGCATTGGGGTGAGAACGTTGACCCTAACCAAGTTAATAATGTTAATTCTTATAATATGAAGATAGCTCATAAACGAGCTAAAAAAATGATTGAAGTTGCTATTGACCTTTTAAATAATCACATGGTTAATCCAAAGTATCCAGGCATCGTATTAGCTTTAGGCGGTGACATGGTGTCAGGTGATATTCACGAAGAGTTGATGGCTACCAATGACGCAGAGATTATGCCTGTAGTCATAGACTTGTTTGGTGTGCTAATTTGGTGCATATCTACATTGGCAGATCATTTTGGCAAAGTATTTGTTCCATGCGTAGGCGGCAATCATGGCCGTAACACTCACAAGATTAGAAACAAGGGTCGTAATTTTACTTCTTTTGATTGGCTAACCTATCAATTTCTAGCTAAACACTTTGAAACGGATAGTCGAGTGTCTTTTCATATACCTGATGGCCCTGACGCTTTATATGCTATTTACAACCATAAATATTTATTAACCCATGGCGATCAATTTAGAGGCGGTGATGGAGTCATTGGTGCATTAGGCCCTATTATTCGTGGTGACCATAAGAAACGGTCTAGAAATGCTCAAATTGACATGGAATACGATACTATGATAATCGGCCACTTTCACCAATTAATACAATTAGAAAGATTAATTGTAAACGGATCGCTAAAAGGGTATTGTGAATATGCCTATAGCAATAACTTTGGATTTGAACCTCCAAGGCAAGCTTTATGGATAACGCATCCTTATCATGGCATTACTTTTTCAATGCCTGTCAACGTGGATGTATCGTTTGAAAATTCAGATAAATCAGAA